TCCACTACGCATTGAGACTAAGCTATTCCTTGCAGGCGATGGTCCTGCTATGGAAGAAGCTATTCAGAAAATGCTGACCACTAAGTTTGAGTATGAAATTGACGGTCTGATCTTTACGCCTCGCTCTAGCGGTGTGGCTCCTCCAGCCGATCGCAAAGGTCGCAAGTGGATGACTGTTTACAAATGGAAACCTGCTTCACAGAACAGCATTGACTTTCTACTGAAGATTGTTCCTGGTGAAATGGTGGATACGAATACCAAGGAAGTTGTAAAGCAAGGTGAGCTCTTTGTTGGACGTGGTTCAGGTGATGTATTCATTTATCCCCGTGAGACCATGACGGGTGAATATGTACGTCGTCAGCTTCCTGAAGAACTTGATAAGCTAGCAGATACAAATACGTATATCCCTTCATTCTTTCAACCCGATAGTCCTCGTGATCCTGACGCATATAAGATCAAACTTCCGCTGAATGGAAAGGGTATTCCTGTAGATATTCATGGTAACAAGATTGAAGACAATACAATTATTGAATGCGCATACGACACAGATATTGGTCAGTGGATCATCATGCGTACGCGTTATGATAAGACATATCTATACCGTGTTAAACGTGAACTACAATACGGAAATGATTTTGCAACTGCAAACAGCGTATGGACATCCATGCATGTACCTATCACTGAGCGAATGATTTCAAACTTTGTGTCTAGCCCTACAGATAGTGCATTCGAAGATGATGCTTACTATCGCGATGATCTAAAGCGCGATTCTCGTGTATTCAAGGATGTGTATACGTTTCACCGTATGATCAAGGCTGATATGTATAAAACACATATTCATAAAAATGATACAGTACTTGAGCTAGCATGCGGACGTGGTGGAGATATGCACCTACTCAAGAAATCACATCCATCCAAAGTTGTGGGATTAGATTTCTCATTGCTCAATATTACTTCACCTTCTCAGGGAGCAGCTGTTCGTTACCTGAAAGATAAGAATATGAACCCTCATGATTTCATGCCCCCCATTCTGTACATTGTTGGCGATATGACAGCACATCCTCTGTTCGATCAGGAAGATAAGTATATGCCTATTCTACTTGGCAATGAAAAGGGAACTACAACGTATCTATCACAGTTCGAAGGGTTGAATGTATTCGATCGTGTGTCTTGCCAGTTTGCTATGCACTATGCATGTGAATCTGAACTAATCTTCCGTAACTTTGCAAAGAATATTCGGGATCATTGTTCGGATACATTCTTTGGAACTTGTTCCGATGGAAAGGCTATCTATTCACTCCTACTTGGTAAAAAGACTCAGTACTTTGGAAAGACACGCCAGATTGCCGGAGAGTATACGAAAGAGTATCAAGATAGAGAGAAGTGGACCGAGGAGTTTGGTATGCCTGTAAAAGTATTCCTAGAGTCGTTTGACAAGCCGGCTGTTGAATATCTCGTTCCATTCGATAAGGTTGTTGAAATTATGAAAGAACATGACTTTGATCTTGTGGAGTCTAAGATGTTCACCGAGATCTATTCGGACCAAACTCAGCTAACGCTTACAAAGGAACAGCAATTGTTCTCATTCCTAAATCGCACATTCATATTCAAGCGTTCCAAGAAGATGGAAGAGAAGAAGGAATCGGTAGTAGTAGAACCTAAGGTTGAAGAAGAACCTGTAGAAGGAGATGTAGTCAAAGACGAGAAAGAAGTAAAGATTGAACCAGATGCAAAGGTAAAGAAGACTCGTAAGCTACGCAAGGAACCGGAACCTGAAGAGGAACCTGTTCTCTTCTTTGGTGCTGATGAAAGCAAGGGTGAGCATCGTGCACTCAGCAATATGGCAGAGTATCCGATTGAAATTGATGGTGTAAAGTTTGCGACAGTTGAACACTATTTCCAAGCAATGAAGGCCAAACTATTCGCGGATGAAGAAATGTATGAAAAGATTCTGAAAGCAAAAACACCTAAAGCCGCCAAAGCTCTTGGTAAGAAGGTGAAGGATTTAATTCCTGAAAAGTGGGATGCCGAAAAAGATATGGTTATGGAGAAGGGCGTTCGAGCGAAGTTTGTCCAACATCCAGAACTACGTAAGCAGTTGCTGGATACAGGTAGTAAAATGATTGGTGAAGCAGATCCTCGTGGAGGATATTGGGGAATTGGATCTGGACGCGAATCTGATAAATCAAGAAAACCTTCTAAGTGGCGTGGACATAACAAGCTAGGTAAGATCATGATGAAGTTGCGTGAAGTGTTTAAGACTGAATCTACAGCGTAGTATTATTAAGCTTCGATACCTCTATAAAATTACCCTCATTACCATACTGATTCGATTTGGCAGCCTGCATTGCTTTTTTGATATTACCCAGAACACCGTTCGAGGAAATAAATGAACCAACTGTTTTGATTCGCAGAGTCTTTGTTAGAACAGATGTGTCCTTACCAGGTACGTTCTTCTTTTTATCGATAACCGCAGGCATTCTAGCAAAAGTATACGGCATTCTTATTTATTCTGTACCTTCTTTTTTGTCGAACTGTTTGTAGTAATCTGCATATGACATAGGAGGAGGACTTGCAGGTGTAGGCAAAGTACTTACGACAGGTGCAACATAACGATCAAACAGTTTCTGACCGATAATTTTAGACGCTTCTTCATCCGTAAGTTCCTTCTTTTCAACTTTCTGACGTAGTTTTAGCATTTCAAAAAACGTGCTATCTAGTCTTCCTTCAAAATGCATTTCAAAGATAGATGGAAACTCATCGTATAGAACTTTATTTCCAGCCTCAATCTTTTTGCGATATTCGGCCGGATTGGAAATCTTTAGGGCTTTGTATTTACGTATACTGGTATCCATGTCACGCACAAGGGCCTGAATCTGAATTGAAGTACGACCCGACATTTATCTTATTTCTCTTTCATACATTAAGATGGCTACTTTGCCGAACGGGCAAATTTATCCAGGTCAACCCGCTCTTCATTCGGGTTTTAGTCAAACGGTAGATGGAGGTATACTTAAAGCAGCAGCCACGTCAACTCTAGCCGCACAGGCTGCAAATGTGGCTGCAGTTAAAGGTCTCGGCGCTGGACAAAAAGGTGGACGACGCAAAACATTCAAGAGACGTAGAAGCTTGAAAGGTGGTGGTCCTAATGTAGTTCCTCTAGAAATCCCAACTGCAGGTAGTATTCCTGGCGTTGATCCTGTAAAGAATCAAATAGCAGGAGTTGATGCTCTAAACCACCTACGAACTGGCGCAATGTATGATAAACTTGCTAGTGCTGCTCCTTATAAGGTTGGTGGGTCGCGACTTCGTGCTGAGAATGAGCAATTAGCTGGAAGACGAAAACATACACGTAAAACAAAGAAGCATGGACGCCGTCATTCAAGGAATCATAGGAGGAGCAAGCGCAAGTCTTCTCATCGTCGTCGGGGGAGCAATCGCCGTGTTTAGTGGTACATGGGAAAAAATGACGATTGGGTTTTCATTATTTTGCTGGATGACCATCTTGACAGTCTTAACAATTGGTCAATTATTTTTAACTTATACTATTTCAACAGCACTTGCGGCAGCACCTTCTCAAACAGCGAAAGGAGTTGTTGTATAAAGACTCCGCATTCAGAGTGTGTAGTAATACCAGTTAGAATGATTTTTCCAGTACGAAATACTTTAGCAGTCCACTTCTGTGGACCAATGTGTACCTTGACACCAGGATATACATCGGGATCATAATGACATGTTACATTTTCATATTTACCAGAACGAATTGCAATATAGAATGCTTCGCGGGCAATAGTTTGATTTGATGTAAGCTTCGTAGTATAGTTCATCAGAACAACACGACGAGACAGTATTTCATATTTTTCAGGAACATCTTTCATCGCAGATTGACAATCTGCCCATAGAATCTTCAGTAGGATTTCCATACAGTCTTGATCATATCTATCATCTAGGACACCAGTCAAATGGAATACACCATTTTGAAAGATTTTAACTGTAATTTCTTTCTGCAGAAGTTCACCTTTTCCATCATTCATCATAACAAGTGTGATTGAATTATGACCAAACCCAGTATTCTTGGTAGAAATTTCCACGGCCTTAGCACGATGTTTGATCTTATCACGTTTACTCTCACCTCGTTTCGTTAGTCCCCGCTTCTCAATCTTAATAATTTGATTATTTAGCGGTAGACTTTCTAGGAGCTTTGTGGTGTCCATCTTTAGGTTTGTCGTGTACAGCACTACCATCGTTGATAGAGTTGGCGAATCCATTGGACTTTTCTGTGTAAATTGTTTCAATATCAGTTTTCCATGAGTAAGGAAGGCTCTCTGGATAAAAACTAACAACTGCAACAGGAAACTTTCGGAACAACTTTCGCAATCTTGTTTGATCCGGAGATGTAAGCATCCAACCAGGTTCTAGGTAGCCCAAATACACAACACAATTCGAATGATGTGAAACGATAGACTCTGCCTCATTTGCTAATTCGTTACTATTAACTTTCGACAAATCCAAAAACCGATGTGTTTCGTGAGTTGTTTTAAACAGTTCACGAAATTCACTAATTTTATCTAAGTTTGTTAGAACCCACAGCATTATATACATTCATTCTAAATTCGTAAATTACATAGTTCCGGGATAATGCATAGGCTCATTAATTTTCAAATGAGCAGCAGTTCCAGACGGAATACGAAACGGTGTTTTGGGATACTGAACATGACCAATTGCAGAATTACCATGGTGCTTCTCAACATATGGGATATTACGAGGATGAAAGTCACCTACCTTGCGAGCATCTGAAGGAGACGATACAACAAGAATCGGCTGAGCTGATTTCTTGGGACGAGCACCCCAGCGTGTATTGTGAGGCATATCAGCAGGGGGAACGTGGTTAGCCCCAGTACAGAACGAGCATGTAACACTAGTACCTTCAGAATTTCTGCCACATGTGAGACAGTCCTGGGAGATTTGATACACTGTCTTGTTTTGAGGTAAATTGTAGTTCTTTACCTGGCTGATTGTATTATCAACGAACATAGGAGGGCTAGGATACGTTGAGCCATTCGTATCGTGTTTTTCGCCCTGTGATTCGTGGCATGCAATTATGCTCTTAGTAAATGAGCTCGCATTTTGAGGAGGAATGGGTGCATCGATCGGTACACATCCGCTTAAGCTACCCACATCATTTGAATTTAATACATACCGGACTGGTTTAGGAACAAGCGCTTGCTTTGCAAGAGACTGGCTTCCACGGAATGCCGTAAACGTACTAGCGTCGGGAGTGCGTCCACCGGATCCCTTCTTATAGCTAGCAATTGCATGAATAGTTCGTCCAGCAGTGCCACCACTATCAGGATCACTTACGTTGGTTATAGAACCATACTTTTGACCATCGGGGGCAAAAACTGAACTTGCAGCTAGCTTTACACGCGTAGTGTAAGACGACGCATCAAGCTTTAAACGAGTATCGACAATAACAGGCTCAGCTGCGGCCTTTCGTCTTAAATATTCCGTATAGGACATTTGTGTTGTGGCTGGATTTTATTACTATAGAAGGTCCACATGGGATAGGAAATGACGACGACAACACATACGTTTGACCCCAAGGTCATCCAATGCCTTACCTTCTGCTGTCTTCTCTGTGCTAGCAGTCAAATATTCCATTTCACTTGTCTCAGACTTTCCTTCCTTTTTACGATATTCCTTTACCTTTTTGAGATATGTCTGATACTTGCCCGCAATAGGGTTTCGACAGCTAAAGCAGAGGATTGGAATGATCATTTTACTCTCTGTGCTCTCTTTGTTTTCCAATTCGTTTTCTATGTAAAAAGGATAAGAATGACACCCGACTTCGGCCTGGCTCTTGCGAGTTCGACGTTTTTAGCGATATTTGTAATGTTTCCTCACCTTGCGGAACCATTCTTTGATTTTTATTTATCGATAGGTCGCGAGGTCACGACTCTTGTGCTATTATCTTTAGTAGCACTTGCTTACTATTATGGATATGTCTATACGACACTAGCGAGTGCACTTCTAGTCATCTATGTTTTATATCAGACGTGGGTTGTATACAGACCCTCCGACAAGCGACGTCTAAACCAAGACGTATCAAAGGATAAGGCACGGTTTGATCCGTCAACAAGTATTGATTTACAGTTTGCTAATGGAACTGCCGTACACGACAGCCCCAATATGTTAGCAAAGGATTCAAAGCAAACACCTCTATTAGTATTTCCTCCTACGAAGGAAGTTCAACACGCGATGAATGGTTAATCACCACATAACAGAGAGTTCGGTTGTAGACCAGTATTCAGACTGACCATTTAGAACACGACGGTGGATGATGAATGGTAGTTTCTTCTCGTTGATCTCCTTCTTTGCTACATTTTCAAGGAAACGTGGATCGGACGTTACCATTCCATCGATTGAAACAAGAGGCTGTGCACCTTCAGAGAGCTGCTGGATACGTGTTCCAAGCAGAGCAACGTACTCATACTTCGTGTAATAAGGATCCATAACACGATTCATTTTCAAAGCTTCAGTAACTTCATCGCGAGATACAGCTTGTACTTCGGGATGCAGAAGACGCGACTGAATACGAAGATCTTCCATTATTGTACTCTTTTCTTTTTTGTTCATCCAGAAATACGTTTTGAAGCAAGGATTACAATGTATACTAATGGCATCCGTTGAACTTCTACATGTAATGGGTGATGATCTGATGGTCGTAAATGCAGCTCGTGTATCTTTTGCAAAGGAATCGACTGAATTCAACAACCAGGATGCCAAGCTAGTTACGTACCTTGCTAAACATAATCACATTAGTCCTTTCTTTCACCCACAGGCGCAATTTCGTATCAAAATGCCCATCTTTGTAGCGCGTGAATGGTATCGTCATCAAATTGGATTTGCTCGTAATGAAGTTAGTCGTCGTTATGTTGATACTCCTCCGGAGTGTTGGATTCCCGATCCTACCGAGCTACGCCAGCGTGACCCTAAAATTAAACAAGGTAGCAGAGAGACTGCGGTCGAGAATTCTGACTTTCTTCATGGTGCAATTTCTTATCAAATCCGCGAAAGTATTGCCCTTTATGAACAGCTTCTTGATCAAGAAGTTGCTCCTGAAATTGCTCGTACTGTGCTACCACAGTCTATGTATACTGAGTTTATTGAGACAGGTAGTCTTGCAGCATATGCTCGTCTTTACAAGCTGAGAACATCTCCGGATGCTCAGCGTGAAATTCAGAAATATGCAAGACAGATTGGAGATGAACTAAGTAAAAAGTTCCCTGTTTCTTGGGCTGCACTTACGGCTTCCGCTTCTGTGTAACAAGTTTCCCTTTCTTTCCACAACTAAACTTTTTTAATGTACGTCCCTTTTTATGTAACATTGACTTCACACAGATTGCAATCGCACCCTGTTCAGAAATACCACGAGCTTTTACAGCTTTAATACATTTACAAAACTTACTTTTTTGAGTTGCCATTACTTATTTCTTCATAATAAAATCGGAAATAGCAAATCCAGATTTTGCACTTAGAAATTTAAGAGGATCAGTTCTTGCTAGATTTATCCAAAAAACATAGCTTGTAAACATTATAGCATAAAAAACGCCAAAAAATCCCCAACCTTCTAAAAATATTTCAAGAGTTTTTCCATTTTCAAGAACAGTAACAGGAGTGTTAAATACAAAAAAGGGGACTATCATGGTGACTAAACCTGTAACAATAGCAATAAAAATAGCAATCTTAATCCATCTATAATAATTGAACTCGACCATTTACTTAACTAGCACGTGAATTTTGTTTCCATATAGGTTTTATTAAGGACGGAACACAGTGAAATATACTGCAAGTAGTAAAACAGCAAAAACACATACACCAATAATTACGCCAGTTGATGCGGGCATTGTAAAGTGATCCGTAGTTACATATTTATAAACAACATAACCAACAACAGCTAGTCCAATAATCCACAGCCACGACATTTATTAACTAGCACGTGAATTTTGTTTCCACATTGTCTTGCAGTTAACACACTTATACATCCAAACAAGTTCTTCTGCATTCAGTTCAATTGCAACTACATCGGGTTCGGGACCATCTTTGTCGTGAGATGGGCACTCCTTATTACGACAGATAACATTTGTCAAATGATCTAGAGTACGATCGTGCTCAATATAGTCATTCACCGCAAATGTAGATGTCTTGTCCTGTTGTAGAATGTGTTCATATACTACCGGATTTTTACCAGTTATCTCACGCTTGAATGAACATTCCGGCTTGTGACACTTTTCATATGCAATATTCTTTCCTTCTACAACCTCTTCCTCAATTTGATAGAGGCAGCTACGGCATGAAGGACAGAACTTTAGAGGCATTCTTGCTTTGTATATCAGGATCAATTCTAAATACGTTTTTTATATTCGTTCAAAATGGATTGGTCGAAGGAAAATAATCCAAGGTCAACATACGATGGCGTCAAAAGGTGGTCTACGTGAATTTCTTGAGAACCATAAGGCTGACGGGGTTTGGACTCACACGTCGCTAGCCGGTGGTAAATATTTCGTTGGTGAAGATGCTATTACCCAATTTTATGAGCTATATGCGGAAGCAATTCTTGATCAAGATAAACAGTATCTAACTGAACGTTCGACCGATATTGGCCCACTTCGCATCGATTTTGATTTCATTTACCCGGCCGACATCAAGAATCATCTTCATACACAGGAACAAGTCGTGAAATTTACGTCCGAGTATCTGAAGATGATGGGTGAATATTTGGAGCTTCCTGATAACTTTGATGTTTATGTGATGGAGAAACGCAAGCCTACATTTGACTCGAAAAATAATCGCATGAAGTCCGGTATCCATATGGTCGTACCTGCAGTATGTAGTCACAAGTTCGTAGAGCAGCGTGTACGACGTGCACTTGTGAAGCGTATGGATGAATTCTTTCCAGGTCTTCCTCTCAACGAACCGTGGGAGAAGGTATATGATGAGGCGGTTGTCAATCGTTCTGGTCCTTGGACTATGTATGGGTCACGCAAGAATGATCCAAATGCTCTACCGTATCTTACTGCCTATATTCTAGACTGTTCGAAGAATGAAATCAAAATTAAGAATGACGTTCCTCAAATTTCTCTAGATCTTCTCAAGACCCTTTCTCTTCGTCGCGATGATAAAGATGAGACTCCAATGACAGAGGAAGGTAAGAAGCTTTATGAGGGAATTAAAGAACAACCTCAAGTACGTATTTCAGGTGGACGTGCTGTAACTCCTGGACGCGGACGTCCTGCAGTTCGTGGTGAGAAAACGAACTCTCGTGCTTCTTCACCCAACGGTCGCATCTTTGTAATGTTGGATCCTGATCGCAAGGACTATCTTAAGAAGCATGTGATGAATTTGAACGTCTCACGTTGTGAAGGATACGAACAGTGGGTACAGGTTGCAATCTGTCTTCACAATATTCACCCCGATCTTCTAGATGTCTTTCTAGATTTCAGCTCACAGGATGAAAAGAAGTACAATGAAGCAGACTGTATTCAGAAGTGGAATGGTCTGACTTTTCGTAATGACGGAGATCGTCTCGGAGAAGGAACTCTTCGTTATTGGTCTCGTGAAGATGATCGCACTGGGTATGACGAAATTGAGTCGCATAATGTAGAACGTCTAGTTCTTGCCGCTTGCTCTCAAACGGAACACGATGCTGCTTGTGTAATTCATGCAAAGTTCCGCGATAACTACAAATGTTCTGATTTCCGTAATAACGTCTGGTACCGTTGGTCGGGTCATATTTGGAAGGAGAATGACTCCGGTGTAGATCTACTACTTAAGCTTTCAAAGCAGATTGCAACTTTGTTCTTCGATCGTATGACCAAGACTAATGTAGAAATGAATAATCGTGGTCTTACAGAATGTGCGGGAGAAGGAAAGACGGATTGTGGTGTTTGCGAATACTGTAAGCTCGATAATCAGCGTAACGGTCTTAATAAGGTATTCATGAACTTGAAGAAGACCGGATTCAAAGCAAACGTTATGAAGGAGTGCAAGGAGTTGTTCTTTGACGAAGACTTTACAAAGAAAGTAGATGCAAATAAGGATTTGATTGCATTCAATAATGGTGTATTCGATTTGATAAAGATGGAACTTCGCGATGGAAAGCCCGAAGATTATATCTCATTCTCAACTGAAATTGATTACGATTCCGATAAGCCGTATTATGAATATGCTGTTTGGCCCGCAATTGATAAGTTTATCAAACAGGTTCTACCTGATATCGAAGTACGAGAGTATTTTATGAAGCATTTGGCAACTTGTTTGATTGGTGGTAATCCGGCTCAGAAGTTTCACATTCTGACCGGTTCTGGTTCTAACGGTAAGTCAATGATTATGAATTTGCTTTCAAAGGCTCTTGGTGATTATGCGTGTACTGTTCCAATCTCTTTGTTTACTCAGAAGCGTAAGGGTTCTGGTTCAGCTGCTCCGGAAGTCATTCGTCTCAAGGGTCGTCGTTTCGTAACCATGCAGGAACCAGATGAGGCAATTGCACTCAACACTGGACTCATGAAGGAAATTACATCTGGAGAGAAGATGTATGCACGTGATCTGTTCAAGTCAGGTTGTGAGTTTGAGGTTCTTGCTAAGTTTCACCTTGCATGTAACGATAAGCCGAAGATCAATACGACAGATGGAGGTACTTGGCGTCGTCTGATGGTAATCAACTTTGTATCGAAATTTGTTGTAACGCCTCATGCGGCAAATGAGTTTCCGCTTGATGAGTCAATTCAGAACCTAGTTAACTCAAAGGATTGGGCAACTCCATTTCTGAACTATATGGTTACAATTCTGAAGGAAGAGAAGGGTCTGCGTAAGCTTGCTGCACCGGCAAAGGTCATGGAATATACATCTGATTATCGTAACGAGAACGATGGTATTGCACGATTCCTTGCAGAGAAGATCTCTCCTCTGGTGGAAGGTGAAGAACCTATTAGTGTTGACAAGGCTACACTTAAACGCGTATTTAAGCAGTGGAAGGAAGAGAGTGATCAACGTTTGTTGACCCCTCTCGACATGGAGAAGCGTATTGTGAGTTTGTATGGCGCATGTCCAAAGGGAGGCTGGGTGAACTTCAAATTGGATATTTAGACATATGTGGATCTCAAATAGACACTTTATTCGTCAGCATGAACTATATATGCCGGAATAGTTCGTTTGTGTTCTAAATAGGTAGCAACAATGCGATGAGCACCATCCAGCAAAGTATAGGTTCCCTTTTTCAATACGATCCATATGGGCTCTGTATCGCCTTGTTCCCGTATTACTCGCCTATGGTGTACAACCGAATCCAAATCTGCTTGCCCTCTAGGACGGTCTTCTTTGGGATATGGATTGTTGGAAAGACGCTTTGTGTTAAAATTATCTACGGTTTTTAGTTGGGACAATGGGAACTTTGCGTAACTACTATGAAAAATATGGCAATACGCTGAGGATTTTCTCGATGTAAATAGTTTCAGAGTTACAGATGTATCCACTGAATCTTGTATTATATTTATTAGATCCATTCTACATATAGTATAGATTTAAAATGCAAATTGGTCTAAATTAATGCTTGCGGTGAGCACGGCGAGTCTTGCGACCCTTACGTGCCTTGCGCGTGCGACGGCGACCGCCTGTTATATTTGTATTAGGGGCCTCAGGGGCAGCTCCAGTGACTTTTGTAACAGCTGTATCGGAAAGAAGAGGCTGAGCAGCTTTGGGTGTTACAGCATCTTTTACACCTTGAAATTTACTAGCAAACCAGCCACTCCATGTTCCATCTGACATTCTTATTTATAAACACCACTTTTTACTTACGAGACACTAGGGGAGCATATGTACGGATATACGGAAGCACTAGGCTTACGAGGAAAAGAGCAACTACTAGGTGGACTGTGGCAGCAAGCGCGTCGCCAACCGGTAGAGTAAACGGACCAGCCTGGACTGTGAACGTGCTGATTGACTTCTGAGCGCCCGGGAATAGCGGGGCAAATAGCGGCGTGACTAGATCACGAGATAACGCCTTAAAGAAGTCAACGAACGTCAGACCGATATAAACGGCAAGTGAAAGTGTGAGTAGATCTGACATTTTACAATTACAGTTAGAAACTTTTTCACGGTAAGAAGTAGTTATGGACACTCGTTATTGGGGTCCTTCTGGATGGCAATTATTTCATCTGATCGCGTTCAAATCGAAACATCCCGAAGATGTTTTGCTTCAGATGAAAGATATTCTACCCTGTAAGTTTTGTCGTGCTAGCACTACAGAGTTCGTACACGATCATCCGTTACGAGGTGAACCTGGTAAGTGGCTGTATGAAATTCACAACATGGTAAATAACAAATTAAGAACACAATGCAAAGATGATCCTAATGTAATCAATCCAGGAGGCGATCCATCATTCGAAGATGTGAAAAATCATTATATGCATTTAAAACCAACTGAAATTCCGGGTCGTGATTTTTTATTCTCGATTGCTTTAAATTACCCAGCTGAACCGGAAGAAATTGATATGGCAAACCAGCGTACATTTATAGAAAAGCTAA